ATACGGAGCAGAACAGGCCCGCGAAGTGATCCGGCATTATCTGGCCCGCGGGGAAGGGTTTGATCTGGTGAATTGTGAACACGCTTTCAAAATGTGCGGATATTGCGAAGGCGTGGCCGTGGACTGGGCGCCGTGTGAAAAGTGCCGGTTCTTCAAAGCGAACAAAGAGAGGGGGAAGAAATAATGTTCTTCAAAAAAACGGTATTGAAAAGAATGTTGAAATCAGCATACACAGGTGCAGGCCTTACGGTGGGGCATACGCCGGAAACAGACGAAGAGGAAGAAGGCTATTACCTTTCTTCCGGTTGGTGGGTTTTATGGTTCAAAGCGGGAATGTTCCCGAAAGAAGCTAAAGCGGCAGTTATTGAGTTATGCGGAGAACTTCCGGCAGTTGGGGAAGTGCTCAAAGCAGAAAAGGACTTCGGGAACCAGTACGAAATTGAACAGAAAGAGATCTTCAATCTTCCGGGAGCCTTCAAACGTTGCACGATAGATTATAGAGTAACAAACATCATGCAGCAGCAGGGGAAGACATTGATCCGGATCTTACAGGCAGAGGAAGGCCGGAACGTTTGCGCGGTGTCAGAAGTGTTTCTGGATCTGATCGACCTGAAATCTATTGACTACGAAAACGGAGAAACGGAGCCGTTCGGACCGTGTGCAATAAGTCCGGAAGCCCCGTTCGTGTACTGGGGGAATGATTGTTGCTATCTTATGGCAGGAAGAAGAACTTCGGACGGGGAAACAGAAGCGGAGTTCTGGAAGTACCTTGAAGGCACAGAGATAGTATAAACACACAGGGAAAGGGGGCCGCCACGGTTGGCGCACACGATAGACGAAGATACAAAGAAAATAGTAAAAGCGATCGTTCACGGCGACCAGAAGCGGCAGAGCAGGCGCAGGGCGGGCAAACATACAGACTTCGACAGAAAGGCAGCGGAAGCGATAAAGGCAGCAAAAAAGGAATTGCCACTGGAAGGAACAGATCCAGAGGTCCGGCGCCACATTATCGACAAACTATACACAAGTCTGCTATATAACACACCTTGGGAGCTGTTAGGGGAAACGTATTGTTGTCGCCGGTTGTTCTACGAATACCGGAAGGAGTTCTGTTATCTGATAGCGGTACACATGGAGATCATAGAACCAGAAGGCGGCAGCAGGCAGCAGGCGCCCGGAAAGTAGGTCAGAAAAGGCCGGCGCCGTTGGATAGAATGAAAGAAGGTGAACGAATGGCGAAAGAATGGACAAACGGTTTCTATACGTCGAAGGAGTGGAGAAAGACACGCGACGCATATTACCGGATCCAGTGCGGCAGGTGTGAACGTTGTATGGCCGAAGTTCTGGCCGGAGCGCGAAGGGTTGAAGACATCAACCCCGGAATAATTGTTCACCACAAAAAAGAATTAACGCCGGAGAACATAAACGATCCGGCGGTGGCGCTGTCCTTTGATAACTTAGAACTGTTATGTGATGAACACCACAACAGGCAGCACAAGGCGAAGGCGAAGCGCTACACGTTCGACGCAAAAGGAAATTTGATCGAAAGCAAATAAAAAATATTTTTCCATTCCACGAACCCCACCCCCCGGTATTTCTTTTTCGGGCCTTCCAAAGAGAACCGAGGGAGTGAGGCCAAAAAAACTCTGCAAGTCGCGCGCACATAGAAGGGGGGTTAAAATATGCCAGAAAATACGACGACAACGAAAAACAAACCACAAAAAAGAACTAATTATCTGACAGAAGGAAGGATAAAGAAAGAGAAAGCAAAACTTTCTGAAATGTTCGCGGGGATCGAAGACGAGGACCGGCGAACCCTTGTAAATTCAGTGATTGACGAAGCGGCCTTCCTGAAAGTCGCACTTCTGCAGGCCAAAACAGAATTGAAAAAAGAAGGCCTGACAACCGAAACGAAAAACGCTTCGCAGAAATTCATAAAAGCCCACCCTTCAACGGCAATTTATGAAAAATACGCGCGGCAATATACCCAAATTATTAACCAGTTGATCGAATATTTACCGCCAAAAGAGAAGAAAAAAGTTTCAAAATTGGCGGCGCTTCGTGATGAATAAGCAGGTACATAATTATATTTTTGAATACCACGACGCGATCACGTCGGGGCGTATTCGGGCCGGTAAATGGATCAAAGTGATCTATAAAATTCTGGTTGAGGGTATCAAGAACGGGGAATGGGTTTTCGACCAAAAGAAGGCCAACAAGGCGATCAAGTTCATAGAAAACTACTGTCACCATTCAGAAGGCAGAAACGACCTTCTAAAGTTGGAATTGTGGCAGAAAGCGATCGTTTCCGCGATCTTCGGTATTCTGGACAAAAACACCGGGTACCGGCAATTCAGGGAAGTTTTTCTGGTAGTTGCAAGAAAGAACGGTAAAACCCTATTCGCCGCCGCGATCATGGCATACATGGCATATATAGACGGAGAATACGGCGCGAAACTGTACTGTCTGGCCCCGAAATTGGAGCAGGCCGATCTTGCATACGACGCATTTTACCAGATTGTGCAGCAGGACGAAGAACTTTCCGAGATTAGCAAGAAACGCCGTTCGGATATTTATATTCAGGAGTTCAACACGACCATAAAGAAGATCGCGTTCAACTCTAAAAAGTCAGACGGTTTCAACCCGCATTTTGTACTAAACGACGAAATGGAAGCATGGCCGGGCGATCAGGGATTGAAGCAATACGACGTTATGGCGTCGGCACTGGGAGCCAGAAAACAACCGCTTATTTTGTCAACGTCAACGGCGGGTTATGAGAACGACGGAATTTACGACGAACTTATGAAGCGATCAACGGCGTTCCTGAAAGGCAGAGGAAAGGGCGACACGGAAAAACGCCTTCTTCCGTTCCTGTTTATCATTGACGACGTGGAGAAGTGGGACACCCGCGAAGAATTAGAGAAGTCAAACCCGAACTTGGGCGTTTCCGTATCGTGGGAATACTACGAAGACAAGATCGCCGTTGCAAAGAAATCACTTGCAGCAAAAGCGGAGTTCTTGACGAAGTTTTGTAACATCAAACAAAATTCTTCGATTGCATGGCTTGACTATGTGGACGTAGAAAGGGCAGCAGGACAGCACTTCACCCTTGAAGACTTCCGCGGGTGCTATTGCGTGGCAGGAATTGACCTTTCCAGAACGACGGACCTTACGGCCGCTTCGCTCATTATCGAAAAGGACGGGAAGAACTATGTTATTACAAAATTCTTCATGCCGCGGGAACGCTTCAAAGTGGCGATCAACGAAGAAAATGTTCCGTACAACATTTTTGAACAGCAAGGCTTCTTGAAAATATCCGGAGAACATCAGGTGGACTACAAAGACGTGTTTAACTGGTTTATTGAACTTGTAAAGGTTTACAAGATCAAACCGTTAAAAGTAGGCTATGACCGTTATTGTGCGGGCTATCTGGTGCAGGAAATGAAAGAAGCGGGCTTCCACATGGACGACGTATATCAGGGAACAAACCTTACACCGGTATTACATACCTTTGAAGGCGACTTGAAAGACGGGGCGTACTGTCTGGGCGAAAACAATCTTCTTCGCGCGCACCTTCTGAACGTGGCCGTCGATATTAACATAAACGACAGCCGCATGAAGCCGGTAAAACTGGAAAAGCGCGCACACATAGACGGCGCCGTGTCAATCTTCGACGCGTTG